AACAACAAAGGAACAGAAGACAACAGAGTCAGAAAACTCGACTACTCCATCCAGTTAAGTAAATTATTTTATGAACGCTTTATCGAAAATCAGGAAATCACGCTTTTTTCCCCTCATGATTGTCCTGGGTTGTATGAGAGTTTTGGGACCCCTGATTTTGATGAGTTATATTGCAATTACGAATCTGATGAGTCCATCCCCAAGTCAACAATTGGAGCACAAGAGCTCATCCTTGACCTATTAAAGGAGCGGGCAGAGACTGGAAGAATCTATATTATGAATATAGATCATTGTAATGAGCATTCATCATTTAAGGATAAGGTAAATATGAGTAATCTTTGTCAGGAGATTACACTTCCTACATATCCTATTAGTCATATTGATGATCATTTAGGTGAGATTGCTTTATGTATTCTTTCAGCCGTTAATGTTGGTACTATAAGAAGTGATGATGAACTAGAAGAATTATGTGATCTTTCTGTTAGGGGACTAGAAGAGTTAATTGATTATCAAAATTACCCTGTAAAGGCAGCTGAGATTGCTACAAAGTCTCGTAGATCCCTTGGAGTAGGGTTCATTGGTCTTGCTCATTATCTTGCTAAGTTAGGGTTTAAGTATGACTCACAGGAGGCATGGGATGCTGTTCATGGACTTGCTGAATCATTCCAGTATTATCTTTTAAAGTCTTCTAATAAGATTGCAGAAGAAAAAGGATGGTGTGAGAACTTTGGAAGAACTAAATACGCCGATGGCATTCTACCAATTGACACTTATAAGAGTGATGTAGATGACATAACTAACCCGCAATTGCAACATGATTGGGAGTCTCTTAGAGCATCTATCTCCAAACACGGTCTTAGGCACTCAACACTGTCCGCACAGATGCCTTCGGAGAGCAGCTCCGTTGTGTCAAATGCAACCAATGGAATCGAGCCACCTAGAGACTACTTGTCCATTAAAAAATCAAAGAAAGGACCTCTTAAGCAAGTTGTTCCCTCCTATGCTCGTTTGAAGAATAATTACACTTTACTCTGGGAGATGCCTGACAACACAGGTTATATAAATGTAGTGGCAGTAATGCAAAAATTCTTTGATCAAGGTATATCTGGTAATTGGAGTTATAATCCAGAACATTATCCTGATAATGAAGTTCCTGTTAGTGTAATGGCACAAGATCTTTTGTCTACATATAAGTACGGTTGGAAGACTTCCTACTATCAGAATACAAATGATCAAAAAAGTGATGAGGTAGAACCATCTCATCCTGTTGGGTGGCATGACAATGTAGAAGATTCTTCTCAATCTAGATTGAATGACTTAGTATCAGAGTTAAGCAATGTAGAGGAGGGGGAGTGTGAATCCTGTTCAGTTTAAAATTTCTTCAGTAGATACTAAAAAAATGAAAGAAGTGAGAGGGATGACGGTATTCAATACTGAGGAAGTTGATTATAAAAAACAGCCTATGTTTTTTGGAAAACCTTTGGGTGTGCAAAGGTATGATAATTTTAAGTATCCTGCTTTTGATAAACTAACTACAATGCAGTTAGGTTATTTTTGGAGACCTGAAGAAGTATCTCTTCAAAAGGACAGAGGGGATTATCAAACTTTAAGACCTGAACAGAAGCATATCTATACTTCTAATTTAAAATATCAGATTATGTTGGATAGTGTTCAGGGTCGTGCTCCTGGGATGGCCTTCATACCATACTGTTCTCTTCCTGAACTAGAAGCATGTATGGAAGTATGGGGATTTATGGAGATGATTCATAGTAGATCTTATACTTATATTATTAAAAACGTATATTCAAATCCTTCAGATGTATTTGACACTATTATTAGGGATGAACGTATACTAGAAAGAGCTTCTAGTGTTACAGGTGCTTATGATGATTTCATTAATTATGCGCAAGAGTGGGGTCAAGGAAGTCAGTGGAAATCAGGATCTAAAGGATCACCATCCACAGAATGGACAAGAAGAGATTTAAAAAGACATTTATATAGGGCAATTGCTAATGTCAACATTTTGGAAGGTATCCGCTTTTATGTTTCTTTCGCTTGTAGTTTTGCTTTTGGTGAGCTCAAACTCATGGAAGGATCTGCGAAAATCATATCTCTTATTGCAAGAGATGAGAATCAGCATTTGGCGTTAACCCAAAACATATTAAATTATTGGAATAAGGGTGATGATAAGGAGATGCTGGAAATAGTTAAAGAAGAAGAGGAGTATGTTTATAGTATGTTTAAGACTGCGGTAGATGAAGAAAAGAAATGGGCAGAATATTTGTTTAAAGATGGAAGTATGATTGGTTTGAATGATACTTTATTACAAAAGTATGTGGAATGGATTGCTAATAGAAGAATGAAAGCAATTGGATTAAAACCTATTTACGATATTGCTGCAAAAAATAATCCTCTTCCATGGACTACACATTGGATCTCTTCTAAAGGTCTTCAGGTTGCTCCTCAGGAAACTGAAGTAGAATCTTACGTAGTGGGAGGTATTAAGCAAGACGTTAAGAAGGATACCTTTAGTGGATTCAAATTATGATTTTCCAAATGAAGTTGAACTCGCTGAACTAAATAGGAGGTATGAAATGAAAATTATGGGATGGCGACCACCACAAAGACCACAGTGGGTGAAGGAGATTATGAGAACCCCTGGACCTATCAGGGTACAACTTTTACTTCTGATGACATTAACGGCCAGTTCGGTTTTGTCTACAGGATTACTAATCTTCAAACAGGGAAACAATACATCGGGCGTAAATACTTTTGGTCCAAACGTAAGCCTAGAGGTGGTAAGAGACGGGTTACGTCTGAGAGTGATTGGAAAAAATACTATGGAAGCTCTGAAGAGCTTAAAGGAGATAGAAAATTATATGGAAACAACATCTTCAAAAGAGAAATCTTAAGCCTTCATGAAACCTTAGGGAAGGTAAATTTTGAAGAGACCAAACAACTTTTTCTTAATAATGTTTTAACTGAAAGCTTGACAGACGGTACTCCTGCTTATTATAATAGTAACATCTTAGGTAGGTATTATAAAAAAGATTACTTCGAAGGACAATGTTAAAGGTAAGATGTCGTTCTTGTGGAACAGAGATGCAAGGACAAATGGGGAAGACCCAATGCTGTGGTTGTTCTAATATGACAACAGTTACAGGTGATAAAGTTTCGGCGCGTGATCTCGGGCAAGTAGTTATGGTACACTCTGGGAAGGAAAAGCCGAAAAATACTCATCTTTCACCTGAAGATTTATCTTTTCAAGAACAAAGAAAGAAAAGAAAAGTAAGAAAACTCGATTTTGATATAAAATAGATTTATAAATATGATGAATCGAGAATCATCTTCGTGAAAAAGAAAAAAATGGTGGTGACAAATGCTGATAAGGTGGCTGATACTCCTGCTTATCGTAACTTTATAAAGGGTGATCCCCGATATAAATCTGCTGAACATTTAGATGAGGAGTATATACGTATATTGACACAACATGATGATGGCACATGACATATATAAATGACAGAGATTTACAAACAGGTATGAAAATCTTTTTAGACACTGCTGATACAGAGGTTATTGGCAAACATCATTATACTGGGTTAATTGATGGTGTAACTACAAATCCAACTTTGATTAGGAAGAGTGGTAGAAACCCTGAAGTAGTATATAAAGAGATTAAAGATATTGGTGTTGATGATATCAGTATGGAAGTTGTGGGTGATAAATTAAATATGATTTCAGAAGGTCAAAGGTTAGCCAAAAAGTTTGGAAAAGTGGCTACTATTAAAGTTCCTTGTACAAAGCATGGATTGGGAGCATGTTTGGCACTTTCTAAAGAACATATTAGAGTAAATGTAACTCTTATTTTTAGTGCTGCCCAGGCAATACTTGCTGCTAAGGCAGGTGCATCATATGTTTCTCCTTTTGTAGGTAGAGTGGATGATAATTCCTTTGGTGGATTGGGTCTTATTAAAGAAATATCAGATATCTATAAAACTCAGAGAGTGGGAGACACTCAGATTTTGGCTGCTTCCATTAGAGGTGTAAGGGATGTGAGTAGAGCTTTCTCGGATGGGGCTTATATTGTTACAATGCCACCAGGAGTATTTGATAAGATGTATAATCATGTTCTTACTGATGCTGGATTAAAACAATTTGATAAAGATTATGAAGCATCTAGTAAAGCATTGGAGTTGGTAGGCACTACGTAAATTGGATACTTGACTTTTTACTTCATTTTCCTTATACTTACAAAGTCAACATTCAAAACAATGGCGTTAACCTCAAAATTTAAGAAAGATCTTCAAACCCTTAAGGGTGCAGCAAATAGAGAAATTTTCTTGGATGTAAAGAATCCAAAACTTTATAAAAAGGTTCGTAGATATTATGAAAAGGAGGGAGTGATTGAGTTTACTGGGGATCCACTTGAGGATTATGATATGATAATGGATTGCCTTGTTGAAGATCTACATACTTCCGAAGTACAATGAAAGTAATCTTGGAAAGGTATCCCTATCGTTATGTGGAGTGTGGAACCTTAGAGAATGGGTTCCCTGATTATCGTATTCAAAAGCAGGATTATTACACAAAAAGATATAGGGATATGTATCTATGTGATAATAGTATGCAACTTACTACTGCTATTGAAGACTTTGAGTATACTAAATGGTTAGATCCCGAAGGTGTACCTTGTTATGTTAAAAGTGATGTAAGGAGGGTATCATGAATGAAGATTTGAAACGAATTGCAGATAGTCTTGAAAAAATAGCTAATGTTCTTGATGGAACGTTGCATATAAATATTGATCATGGACATATAGAACACATTGATCATGTGGATGCTATTGATAATATCCAACATGGTGATGTAGATGTACACAATCATGCTTTTTAAATATGACACACCAACAAACTCTCAAGTTTACTATTAAGCAGGATGGGTCTATCTCTGAAGAAGTGATAGGAGCGGTAGGTAAAGAATGTTTAAATATTACTGAAGAGATTGATATAGCATTGGGTATTTTGGATACTAAAACATTCAAACCAGAATATTATAATCAGTCACTTGTAACAGAAGAAGAAACAGTTCACGAGTTTACACACGATTCGGAGTGCGCGTAATGTCACATTTCAGTACATTTTACACATCAATGAATAAAGAACCAGTGTTGGTGGAAGCATTACAGCTTCTTGGGCATCTGGTTGAACAGGATCAAGAACTTACAGTAACGGGACAACATGGTATTGAACATGAAACTGTAACTGCTGAGCTTGCTATAGGAAAAGATATTGGATTTAGATTGAATCCAACTACTGGTAATTATGAATTGGTAGCAGATATAGAAACCTGGAATCAGGATGTTCCTATAGAAAGGTTTATTGAGAAAGTTAAACAGCAGTATTCTAGAATGTTAGTACACAATACTGTTACAGAAATGGGATTTAAAGTTGAAGAAGAGTGGGAAATGGATGATAACTCTATAGAATTAACTGTTAGTAGATGGGTGTAGTTAAAAAACCATGGGGAACATATGAAATTCTTTTAGATGAGCCCAATTATAAAGTTAAAAGAATTACAGTTTTTGCTGGGCATAGATTTTCTTTACAATATCATAATCATAGAGAAGAACATTGGTCTGTGGTAAGTGGAGAGGGAACTATTGTATTGGGAAGTTGGTCTGCTAAAGGAGGTAGAGGTTCGAGATGGATTATTCCTCAAGGAGTAGTTCATAGAGCTACTGCTGGTACTCAAGAATTAGTTTTTATAGAAACACAGATTGGAGATTGTTGGGAAGAGGATATAGTTAGATTGGAAGATGATTATAATAGGATTACTCCTAAATAGGTTTAGTCTATTAAAGTATCATGCCAAAAGGTTGGAATAAAGAAGTATCTACTGCATTAACCAGTGATGATCAAAAGATTGCTGCTCTTGAGAAACGTGTAGCAGCACTGGAAAATTCTATTGCAGGTAAGGTTGATAACGTTAGTTATGATGAACTGGTTGATGTAGTAGGTACACATACACAGCAGATAACCGGCATCGCTGAGAACCAAACTTCTATAAGTACAGAAGAAGTTACTACATATGCATTTAAGCAGCTTAAAGATAGCTTAAAGCAAGCCTTTCCTGGACAGTTTAAAAATCTCTAATAAATAATCCAGAAATTACATTAAAATCATGGCATACAAAAGTACAGGCAAGGCTGGAAAGTCTGCAAGTGGAGCATCAATGTCGAAATATGATGTTGAAGTTGAAGAAAGACTTCAAGCATTAGAAGAAAAGGCAAGTAACACTTCTCCCCTAGCAGTAGGTGGAGCAGCTTTAGATAAGTTGAATCAATTTGAAAAAAGGGTTAATAATTGGCAAGAATCTTTAGATAATAAATTTGATGTAGCAGATGCAAAACTAAAGGAATGGGATGGTTTTGATGGCGATGCCTTTGCTAGACTTGATAATATAGAAACAAAATTAAACCTTATGGTAGCAGCCTTTAAACAAGGTCCAGGGATGAAGTATGTTCCTAAAAATCAACAACATCTTCTTGACTTTTAATTAAATTCTGTTAAAATTATATTAGGTATAGATTAATCATGAGTCAGTATATTAAGAAAGCGCTCGTCTTGGGTGCTGGTGGATTTATTGGAAGCCATATGGTCAAGAGATTGAGATCTGAAGGGTACTGGGTACGTGGTGTGGATCTTAAGTCTCCTGAATATTCGCCAACTGAAGCCAATGAATTTGTACATGGGGATTTGAGAGATCCTGATTTTGTACGGAGAGTTTTAGAATATAAAGGTGATAGAGGGAACTTCTATAGATCAGTTCCTTATCGATATATTCAATCGTTTGATGAGATATACCAGTTTGCTGCTGATATGGGCGGTGCTGGTTATATTTTTACGGGAGAGCATGATGCAAATGTAATGCATAACTCTGCTACTATTAATTTGAATGTGCTTGAGAAGCAGCATCAAATGAATGAACAGAAAGGTAGAAATTATACCAAGATATTTTACTCTAGTTCTGCTTGCATGTATCCAGAGTATAACCAATTAGACCCTGATAATCCAGATTGCCGTGAAGAATCCGCATACCCCGCCAACCCAGACTCAGAATATGGATGGGAGAAACTCTTCTCTGAGCGTCTCTACTTTGCTTACAATCGTAACCATGATATTCCCGTTAGGGTTGCTCGTTATCATAACATTTTTGGACCCGAAGGAACCTGGGACGGTGGAAGAGAGAAAGCTCCAGCTGCAATCTGCCGCAAAGTTGCTAAACTCCCGGAGGAAGGAGGATCTATCGATGTGTGGGGTGACGGTCAGCAGACTCGCTCCTTCTTGCTCGTTGATGAATGTGTCGAAGCAACTAGAAGATTAATGGATTCTGATTTCCAAGGGCCAGTTAATATTGGTTCTGAGGAGATGGTAACTATTGATCAGTTGGTGGATACAGCCGCAAAAGTTGCTGATAAGAAGGTAGAGAAGAATCATATTGACGGACCTTTGGGAGTGAGAGGTCGTAATTCTAATAATGATTTAATCAGAGAAAAGTTAGGATGGGATTATTCTCAGACTTTAGAGGAAGGTATTCGTAAAACTTATGAATGGATTTCTCAACAAATTAAAAACTCATGATAAAAGTTTATACTTATTCTCATAATAGACCTGATCTCATCAGACCCCAATATGAGAGTATGAAGAGACATCTTAAAGATGATTTTGAATTTATTGTCTTTAATAATGAAAGGGCAGGATCAAATCCTTTTAGTGGATACTCTCCAGAAAGAGTACAGGAAATTTTTGATGTCTGTGAATCTCTTGGTGTTCAGTGTATTAGGGTAGACTTAGATCCAGAACTTCAAGTTATTAATGGGTTTAAACAATTTGAAGGAGATTCTTTTACAGGTGATGGAAGTCAGGTTTGTGGATATGCTTTTTCCTGGGGATGGAAACATTACATTACTAAGAATGATTGTATATCTATGATTATTGATTCTGATATGTTCTTTATTAAGGATATATCTATTGAAGAGATGATGAAGGATTCTAATCTAGCATTTATTCCTTCTTACAGATATAGTAGAAAGTATAGTGACAGGGATGGAGGAGAAATTGCTTTAAGGTATCCTTGGAATGGATTGGTGATTGCTGATATACCCAACATGCCTAATCCTTCTGACCTGAAATGGGGTCTTGGTGTATTCAATGGTCAAGCATGTGATGTGGGTGGAGAAGGTCATCGATATCTTCTGGACTATGATGATCAATTGAATATTAAGTATATGGATCACGTAAGTATTCAAAGAGATGCTTATTCTGGAGATAAACATACACCTCCAGACGGATTCATTGAGATGGGATTCAATGGTTGTTCTCCCATGCATGTAAATTTAGAAGATAAAGAATTTGTAATTCTTGATTATCAACATTCAGATACTCAGACTTTTCCACATCAAAAGGAAAGGGAAGACTATTGGCAATATGTTTATGATTGTTTTACATATATGGTTGATTATGCTAAGAAGTATGAGTTTCCTAAACCAACCTTTATTGATTTGATAAAGTTTGAAACTGAGGATGATATGAAGGATGCCTTCGTTATACATTATAAGAATGCTAGTAATGGTAATGCATGGCAGTCAGAAGAATATAATGCTGCTAAGACTAAAGCATTAAAGAATGTTCTGGAGGAAAAGTGATGAGGATTTTTGATTGTTTTATTTTTAATCATGAGATCGAACTCTTAGAAATGAGAATGAGTATCTTAAATGATTATGTGGATAAGTTTGTTATTACTGAGGGAGATATAACCTTCTCAGGTAACCCTAAAGAAAGTCATTTCTCTAACAACAGGGAGAGATTTTCTAAGTGGGAAGATAAAATTATTCATAATCAAATTACTCTTCCAGATCTTCCTGGTCCGTGGGATAGAGAGATTTATTCACGTAATGCAATGGCGAATATAGAAGGTATTAAGGATGATGATCTTATTCTTATGAGTGATGGTGATGAGATACCTAATCCAGAAGTGTTAAAACATGCTGCTGATTGGGTTTCTAATGATACTCATTTTACCTTTGAACAACGGTGTTTTGCTTATTGGGTTAATAATCTTTATTCTGATAGGTGGTTTGGGAGTAGAGCTGCAGTTTATTCTTATTTGAAAAATACTACTGTGGATACTTTAAGAGAAGGAACTGAAGATGAAAGTAAGATTAGCGGA